TTGCCTGATGAGATAGCTGAATCAACTGCTGTCATATCTTCTGTAGTCCAATAGTCCTTATCTTTCATAAGTTCTAAGTGTTCTACATTTCTTTTAACGCAATCTTTTTTATCTGCTTCTTCTTCATCAGCCATTTGAGAACCATCAATAATACCATTGATTAAATCTACAGAATGACCCATAGCTTCATAATCTTTTGCTATTTCTTCTGCTGTTTTTACTTCGTCTGACATATTTTTCTCCTATTCTGTTGCACACGCAACTTGTTTAGTTTTATCAAGTTTTTTGTATTCATCAATAATTAATTTAGGTTCAACCATGTTGTTTCTAGGGTCACTATCAATGAATTTTGTTTCATCCCACTTATCTTTCATGTGGAATTGTAGGTTTTTGTTATGCGAATAACCAAATTGTGTCCATCTAGTTGAACCCCAAATGACTACTCCATGTTTTTCTGTAGATGCTGAAAAATGATTTAAGCAACTATCAATACTAACAAAACCCATAGCATCTTTCATTAGTTCATGTACTTCTGACCAATGAAGATCACATCTAATTGTACCTTGATAATGTGGTTCATTGGGTAAAACACAATTAATAATTGTTGTATCTTTATATTCTTCTAATAGCATATTAACTACTTGTTGAGCCAAGAATGGTTGATAGTTTCTGTTTGGGTTAATGTTATTATAATTTCCATCATAAGTTAATGGAGATTGACCACCAGAAAATTGAACAAGAATATATTTTGCAATATTATTTTTGTCTAACCACTTCTTAACATTTTCTTGTAGATGACTTGTGTAAATTTTAGGCTTCATATTTACATCAAACTCTACATCATGCAATTTGCAATAGCTTTCTATTAAATGTTGCTTACCAAACTGAAAATTAGATTTGTAAGGTTCACAATAATAAATATTATCAGATGCCATAATTCTTGCGTCTTGTAAAGGTAGTGATTGTTCAAGAACTAATTTAACATCTGGGTTATTTGCAAAGCATTGAATATAAGGTGTATATATTTGTACTTCGGATTTTTGTTTTAGCTTTGGGATTAAAGAGGTAAAAGCTGTGCATTTTCCTATGCCACCCTCTACTACATATGTGTTCATTATTAAGTTTCTAATGCTTCTATTCTAGATTTCAAGTCTTCGTTTTGTGCTTTTAATTCTTTTATTGCATTGACTAATACAGGGACTAATCTTTCATATTTTAAACCATATCTAGTTTCATCTTCAGTTTGATTTACAAACAACATATCATCTTTATTAGTACCATAACCAATGCTTTGTTCTATTGATAATACATCTTGTGCTAAAAAACCAACATGAAGTTTGTTCTTTTTCTTAGAACCATCTTTTGTAACACTTAAAACATCATTATTATTATCTGTTAAATACCAACTTCTTTTATCCCATTTATAAGTTTTAGGATTTAATTGAGTTATGAAATTTAAACCATGTGTAAAATCAGTTATGTCAGCTTTATCTCTTTCATCGGATGAAGAAATAGTTGTATCTGCACAATATAAATCTGTGATACTATCATTTCCAAGAACAACATTATTACTTCCTGTTGTAATTAAACCTGATGGAGAATCTGACCTACCAGCACTACGACCTAATAAAAGATTATTGGAACCTGTTGTTATACCTTCTCCAGCTTCTACACCTACTGCTGTATTTATTTCTCCTGTTGTGTTAGCTCCTAAAGATTCTCTGCCAAATGCAACATTATTACAACCTGTTGTGTTTAATCTTAAAGAATAATAACCAAATGCTGTATTTTGAGTTCCTGTCGTATTACATGATAAAGATAAATAACCTGATCCTGTGTTGTTAGATCCTGTTGTGTTTTTAGTTAAAACTGCATAACCTAATGCTATATTATTAGCACCTACCGTATTATCATCTAAAGTATTTGCACCAACTGCTACGTTTTGTGTACCTGTTGTATTAGCTCCTAAAGCACATTTACCAAAAGCTGTGTTACGACTTCCTGTAGTATTAGCTAATAAACTTTCTGCACCGACTGCTGTATTATCAGCACCTGTCGTATTAGCAACAAGTGATTGATAACCTACTGCTGTATTGTTTGATGCTGTTGTGTTAAATCGTAAAGCACTTCTACCTATTGCAGTATTTTGTGTACCTATTGTGTTACATAGTAAAGCATCTCTTGATATTGCTGTGTTATTGGAAGCGGTAGTGTTAGTATATAAAGCATAATTACCTAAAGCAGTATTATCATTTCCTGTAGTATTAAACTGTAAAGATTGTTTTCCTACTGCTGTGTTACTAGTACCTGTTGTATTTAATAATAAAGAATTATAACCAACTGCGGTATTTTCTGCACCTGTCGTATTAGAACATAAAGAACAGAAACCTACTGCTGTATTATTTGCACCTGTCGTATTAGACCTTAAAGAATCAACTCCAACTGCTGTATTATTAGAAGCTGTTGTATTAAGTCTTAGTGAATCATGACCGACTGCGACATTACTTGTTCCTGTAGTATTAGTTAATAAAGCATTTTGTCCAAATGCTGAATTTTGGCTTGCTGTAGTATTATTGCCTAAAGCATTTTCTCCAAACGCACTATTATTTGAACCTGTGCTATTGTCTTTTAAACTATCTTTACCTACACTAGTATTAGCTGTTCCTGTCGTATTAGCAAATAAAGAACAAGTTCCTACTGCTGTATTGTTTGATGCTGTGGTGTTAAAAAGAGAATTTTTACCAACTGCTGTGTTATTAAGACCTGTTACATTATATCTTAATGAAGCATATCCTAGTGCTGTATTATCAGAACCTGTTGTATTTATTGTTAAAGAATTTGTTCCTAATGCTATATTCCTACTGCCTGATGTATTAGCAGATAGAGTAAAAGCACCTATACCAACATTATCAGCACCTGTTAAACTTCCATCATCTAATGCAGCATTTCCTAACGCAACGTTATTACTTCCTACAGGATAATTACCATCTAGTTTGATTGTGCCACCATCTATACTGACATTACCAGCAACAGTTAATCCATCTGTAGTGATTGTTCCTACATTATCAATGTTTCCTGTGCCTGTAATATCGTTTGAGTTTAGGTCTAGGTTTCCACCAAGTTGTGGAGATGTATCTGTTACAACATCTAAAGCTGAATCTGTAAAATTAACTGTGTTTGCTGAAGTATCTATTGTTGCAAAAGATATATCATCTGACCCATCATGTATGTATAAAGTCCAAGTTGATGAAGTTGTGTCTATCCAAAATTGTCCAGCAAATTGTGAAGCTGGTGCTGAAGTACCAGAATTATTTGTTGCGATTGCAGATAAAACATTATTAATATCTGCTCTCGTATTTGGGAATGTTTGGTTTGAAATTATATAATCGTGCTGTGCCATAAAATTAATCTTATATCATTATTATTGTTTTTGTCCAATTCCGATTGCTTGATAATCGAAAGTCCTGTCGATAGTAGTACCAGAACTGTTAAAAAATTCAACATTGAAATCACTTGTTGATTTAGAATTAATTGTAAAGAAATCTCCTGTGGCCATGTTTTGACCTATGACAGTTAATGATGGTGTTTGATAATATTCTGAACCAAAAGTAATAGTTTTTCCAGCAGTATCAGTTCCACTAGATACATTAGAGCCTTTTTCTATTCTAGTAGGTAAAGATAATTTAAGTGCTAGTTGTGAAACTTGTGGGCTTTCTTGAGCATTACTTGAAGTTAATTTTAATCTAAATTTAACTGCTCTTGCAACATAATCTCCAGCTTTAAAGTCTTGATATGATGTATAATCAACTGCATTTTGAGAAGTAGATATTTGTAAAATTGCATTTGTATCAATAGAGGCATTTTCCCCACCATCAAATAAACCCTCTCTACTATCAAACAATCCTTGTGCAGAATCAAAGTTATCTATAAAATTAATATTATTAACTACTAAAGCATCTATAAGAACATTAAATTTTAATATTGAATTAAAATCAAAAGTATTATTAAAATCATAAGTTCCTGATGAAACTATAGTACCAGAACCACCATCAAAGAATCCTAAAGCATCATCAAAATCTCCACTAATACTATCAAAGAGTGCTGTATCTAATTGTAATGTACTATCGACAACACTTACATTTGATTTAGTTCCTGTAAAAGTTGGATTTTCTGTTAATGTTTGTACTGTTTCAATTCGTTCTCCTAATACTTGAGTTGCTATAGATTGACTTGCATAATTGGTTGATCTGATTCCAAATTTATCTACTGCTTTTATAAAAAATTTACCTTTAGCAACATAAGGTGTTACAATAGAAGTTGCTGGTCTTCCTATTCTTGGAACTAATACAACTGTATTTGCGTATGCAGTTTCTGTGGTATCTGATGTATAACGTATTTCGTAAAAATCCAAATCTAAATCTGGTACAGGGTCAAATGTATGATGTAATTTATCTCCAACTACATCTATTGAATAGTTTTGAACATCTTGTGGTGGTTCAAATGCTGAATCCACTTCATGCTGAATAGTAGTAAATGCTGATGTAACTCCTAAAGAGTTTATGGCTCTACATCTTATATCAAAAGTTACTCCCTCTTTTACAGGATATTTTTCAACAATTTTATTTGAACCTCTACGCAATAATCTATAACTTGATGATGTAGATTCCTTATATTGTACTTCAAAGTCATTAACGAATTTATCTGTGCTTGTAATATTTACAATTAATTTAGAAACTACCGAACCATCAAATAGTTCTAGTAATTCATCTGTTGCAGAAATAGAGGGTGCTTCAACAGAAAAAGGATTTGGTAAATTAGTTGTTGGAACTGTTGCTTGTTGTGTTTTTGTAGCCCAAGTATAGAAACTATCAGAGTGTTCTATTAATCCTAATCCCATAGTAAAGTCTTGATTAAATGTTGCACTAGCTACTCTAAATGGTTTTGCAGAATATCCTAAAGAACTATGTGTAATATTTACTATATCTCCTATTGCTAAATCATAGGCTTTCGCTCTAGCACTAATAGATATTTTTTTTGCATTTCTTGATCTTCTTAAAATAATCTCTGCCATTTCTTCAGCTTGATATGGAGATGTAATAGTTTTAAAATCAAATCTGCCCTCTAATAAAAAATTACCATCTTCTGCTTTCATAGTTGCGTGTTGATCTGCACTTGCTAATCCTGAATCATCAATAGGTGGAAACTGAACTTGATCTACTTGATAGTTTCTATCAGGATTTACAAATGAAACTATAACTCTATTGTATTTATTATTTTTATCTTCACTTTGTAATTTTAATCCACCAAAAATATCATCTTCATTTAAAGTTATGGAAGCTGTGCCTGTTGTTTCAATAACTAAACTATATTTACCAGCAGTATAAGGTAAATAACCTCTACAACCTTTTATTAATTCTCTAACATTATCTATTACTTTTTTAGATGTATCTAATACTGCATTGGTATCAAATATATTAATATCACTTGCACCTGAATATGGTGTTACTTGAGTTTCACAAATAACAGACGCATCATAAAAACTTTGTAAATCAATATCTGAAAGTGATAAACCTTTTCCATATCTTTCGCTTGTTAAAAAATCTAATAAACACCAAGCTGGATTAGTTTGATAAGTTGCTGATTGCTCGACTAAACTTCCATTATATGTTTTAACTTTTTTACCTTTTATTTTAGCTTGTACTTTTGGGATTCCTGAAAATGCGTCTTGATTCCATTTAAATCTAATTGCTAAATAACATAATCCAGATAATTTATGTGTAGTACCCCATGATTCTAAAGTAGATAATAAGGTTGATGCAGATTGATTATCTGTTCCAAAATGTGGTTCTAATCTTATAACACTTTCTGCTGAACTATCATCTACAGTTGGGTCAGCTAAATAAAAATTTTCATCTGTACTATCTACTTCAACTGCTGTGCCATCTGTTAATGATGAAGCAAATGTAACTACTTTATCATCAACTCTTATTTCTTCTATAGAATTAACTTCTCCCTCTGCTAATACTAAAGCAACATACAAATAAGTATTATCTGTTCCTGATGTTTCTACAAATACTCTAGTTCCACCAACTAATCGTTCTCCATAAATAACAGGAATAGATGCATCATTAGATTGTTTATTTAATAAAATACCTTTTTCAAAATTATCAAAATCTCCTTGTCCAAAATCAGGTATTTCTACATCTGGTTTTATCCAACCTATAACAGAATCAACTACATCTGTTACTGTATCTACTATATCATCTATTATATCAGGTACACTACACATAATTATAACTCTTTTCTAAATACATATCCTACGTTTTCAAATTTCATAAATTTATAAAGTTTTGCAACTTTTTCTTTTTCTATACCAACACTTGAAGCTGGTCTAAATTCTTTAGCACCTTTTTCTTTAGCCCAATCTGTAGCCATGTTAATTAATCTTACAGGTACTTTAATGCTTTTTCTTTTATAAGGATCAACAAATAACATAAGATCATGGCAAAATACATCATCACTAAAAAAATAATTTCTAAGATAAACAATCATCATTCCAATTACTTCATCATTATCAATAGCTACAAATCCCATACCTTTATCTGGTTTATCAATTAAACTATCTCCTAACTTTCTTAATTTTTCTGCACTAAATGTTAAATTTTTATAAGCACCCTCTTTCCACATTTTCTCGCCTAATTTAATCATCTTTTCAAAATCTTTTCTTTGCCATTTTCTAAATTCCATTATTCTCTACCCCATTTTATATCTTGTACTGTTTGTGAACTAAATTCCATTCCATCATCTGTATTAAAAAATCTTTTCTGTGATGTAGGATTTGTTTTTCTTCCTGATATTTTTTCAAAGTCAGCCCAATGTGAAACAATAGTAAATATTATTTCTGATGAATCTTCTCCCTCGTTAATTTCAAATTTATCTATTTGACCATCATATAAAAGAAAAGGGTCAGCTATTAGTGAATTATTAGAATCTAAAAAACCTCTAAATATTTGAACTGCATCATTGACTATATTTTCATTAAGAACAATAGAGATATATGTTTGATCTACACCAGATAAACCTATTCTTAAAGATGATTTAGTTATATCTACTTCTTCTGAAAATTGAGATAATCCTTTTACAAAACCTTGAGGATTATATGTAACTGATGAACCAGATACAGCACTTGTTAAAGCGAATGAACAATCAGTAAAATTAACAGGAGTAGTGAAATTAAAAGTAATTAAATGAACAGGTCGTAATACATAGTTAGCAAGTTCATTTTTTAATGCTGTCGTTAAGTTTCTCGTCATATAATTCGTAATTTGTTTGGGTTACACTTTCTGTACCTTTTAACATAGTATATTCAAATTTGCTATTGGGTTTCTTGTATTCTTTAAGATCATTAATTGAAGCATCTATTTGATCTTCATTAACAATAGCTTCAGCAATAAAATCAGCAGTTATTTTGTGAGTAATTTTGTATTTTTTCATCTACAATGATTCTTCAACATCTAATTCAAATTTATATAATACATTACCATCTTTGTCTGCACCTATGCCACCAAATTCTTGCATTTCATTTACTAAATAAACTGTAAATGGAACACTATCATAAGTTATATCAGAACTTGATACAGCTTCTCTTAATGGTGGTTCAATAGTAATTGTACCTGTTGAAATATCTGATTGATCTTCAACGATCATATATACTTTATCGTGATTAGCAAATTTTATATAATCTCCAGCTTTTAAAGTTCCTGTTCCTGAACCACCTAAAGTAATAGAAGTAGCACCAGCAGATGCAGTACCATTTGGTGTACCACTTGCTGTACCTCTAGCATTAGAAATTTCTGGTGGAACTATTGTAAATGTTTCTTTTGATGATCTTTGTTTCATAATAAATGCCATTAATTCTCCATAAACATCAGATCGTTTTGAAGTTATAATATTTGCAGTAAATAAAAATCTTTGTCCATCTATTTGTCTTGCAAATCTTTTACCACTTGCAGATTTAGATAATAAAGTTTTTTGAACAGATTTTATTCCTAAAGTTTCAAATTTAGAATTTGATATTGGAAATACACCAGCCATTATATTATTGCCTCTCTACCACGTTCATTTACAGATTCATTAATTATTCTTGATATAGTTCCTCGTCTTGCAACTAATAATTCATCAAAGCCTTTTGCATCTACTGTTGTTATATTAAAATTAACTGTAGTAGCACCACCATTACCACCTCTAGCAGATTGTGTTATTTGGCCTGTTGAATTAGGGATAAACATTTCTGGCCCGTTTTCTCCAACCATAATTGGTTGTCCTTTTGATACAGCACCACCTTTAGCAAAACCTAATAGTCCACCAAAGAAACCACCAATGCCACCAAAAAAAGAACCACCAAACATTGATGCTTTACTTAATGCTACTTGTTTTTGTTTTTCTCTTGTTATTAATTTTTCCATAGCAAGTTCAACACCTTTTTTTGCTATAACTGATATTAATTGACTTAATACTTCTACTGCTAATGTTCTAGCCATATTACTAAATGTTTCTTTTATAGATTTACCTAGTATTAATGATTCAGCAAGTCCTCTTGAAAAAGAATCCACACCTTTATTAATAAAACCTACAATTTTATCAGATATACTAAATTCATCATTCTGTTGTTTTATTTTTCTTAATACTTGTCCTTGTATGTTATTTTGTTCTTTAAATTTTTTTACACCCTCAGTTTCCAATTGATGAAATTTAACTCTGTTTTTATTGCTTTCTTCTTGTATAAATCTTTGTATTTGTAATTCTTTCTCTTTTGCTTTTGCAATAGATTGTTCAATTTGTGCAATATCAAACAATTCTTGTTTTGTTTGTATCATTACTTTGTGAAAATCTCTTGCATTGGGTAATAATTTTTTTTCAGTATTTCCAGCTAATTTTTCAATTCTTCTATTAATGTCATTTACAATTAATCCAATACCAGCAAATATTTTTACCATTCCACCTAATGCAACGAGTAATATTCCTAAAACAGATTGTAAATCTCTAAAATTATTTGCTAGTGTTTTTATTGCATCTGAAGTTTTTAAAACAGCAACAGCTAGCTTTTCTCCCATTTCTCTACTTAGTCTTCTAATAGCTTGATCGTTTGTTTCTGTAAATTCTTTTAAATCTCCTAACTGTCTTTTTAATTCATCAAAAAATCCAGATGCTATTTCTGTTTGAATTGTAAAGAAAGCATCTTTTAAATTTGATATAGTTCCTCTCAAAGTTTGTGCTAGTTTGTTTGTTAGTTCTCCAAACTTACCCCCTGTTCCAAATGCTCTTGCCAATCCTAAAATAGATTCATCAACACTAACTTTTACTCCAGCAGAAAAACCAGCCATAGAAGTTACAGCTCTATCTCTGAATAAATCTGCTGAACCTATACCAGCACTAAATGATCTTTGTATTTGTTGTGAAGCTAATGCAAAATCTCCACCTAATTGAACTGCTGTGTTTCCTGTAATCTTTAATAATTCCTCAAATGATATTCCAAGTGATTCTGCTTTTTCTGATACAGTTGCTAAAGCTGTTACACCTTGTTGAATATTAGATAATTCAAATGGAGTCGTCTTTGCAAATTTAGTTACAACATCTAATGCGTCTTTACCTTTTTTAGCACTACCAAATAATGCTTCTAATTGTACACCCAATTCTTCAATTTGCATACCAGCATTAATAATACCTTTAAGAACTACTCCAGCACCTAAACCTATAAAAGCATTTTTTAAATTAAAAATAGAACTTTTAACTTTAGCAATACTTCCTTGAACTCTATTAAAAGCCTGTTTAGATTTATCGTTTGCTAATATGTCTATTTGTAACTTTTGATTTGCCATTATTTAAAATTCCTTGCTTCTGCTAGTGATTGTTTCGTTTTATACTGTTCTTGTTCTTTTTTCAAGTAAGCTAACCAAAGATTATAATGGCTAACAGGCATATCAAGAACTTGTTGTATGGTAAGATGTAATCGTTCTGCAACAACTAAAAGCGACCTAACATCAGGGTCGCTATCTACTTTTTTTCTGCGTCCTCGTAATTAGTATCTAAAAGTATTTTATTGGCAACATCAGATATAACATTTGAGTCTGCTTTTTTTCTTAATGCAAATTTATCTTCTGGGCTAAAGGCTTTTATCATTTCGCCTTTATCATTCTTTACTAACAACTTCATTATAAGCAAATCAACAAGAACAGTTAAGTCTTGAAAATTGCTAGATTTCTTAAAGATAATGTTTTTTTCTTCAAGGGTCAATGGCTCTGAATAGAATACACTAGCGTTACCATGCTCGTCTTTCCACTCCTCAACTTCAATAGTGATAGTTTTAAGAGTTTCAAAATGAGATTTAACTCTATCAATAACTGACATAAATTAAGATTAGACAGTACCTACAGTTAATGCACCAGTTCCTTGAAAAGTAACAGTTCTTGAAACGATTGCGTCCATTGAGTTATTAATACTCATGCCTGTAACAATTCCTGTTCCTGTGTAACTTGCATCTCCTGAATCATTACCCTCTGGTAATAAAACAAATG